CGTTTCAGGCGTTATTGAATGTAAAGTCGGATCGTATTGAGCATACCTCTGCGCCGAGTGAGATGTTTATTTCGGCTAGAACCAGTAGAGCGGAAACGCCAGAAGCGTTAGCCGGAGTTCACTCTGAACACGTTATGTTGGTCGTGGATGAGGCATCTGGTGTGCCGGAGCAGGTTTTTGAGGCGGCGGCAGGCTCCATGTCTGGTCATAACGCGACCACGATTATGTTGAGCAACCCCACGCGAAGTAGCGGTACATTTTTTGAGAGCCAGAATAGAATGGCGGATAGTTGGTGGACGAGGCGTTGGTCGTGCGTTGACAGTCCTTTGGTGAGTGATGAGTTTATCAATGAGATGAAGTTACGCTATGGTGAGGAAAGCAATGCGTTTCGCATTCGTGTATTGGGCGAGTTTCCTCTTGCAGATGATGATACGATCATTCCGTTTCACCTGGTAGAAAATGCATTACATAGAGATGTTAAGATTGATGATGAAACAACTAGCGTCTGGGGCCTCGATGTGGCCAGGTTCGGTACGGACAAAACAGCGTTATGTAAACGCCAGGGGCCTATTGTGACGGAAATGCGTTCGTGGAACGGGTTGGACTTGATGCAGACTGTTGGTCGCGTTGTGGCTGAATATGAGAGTTTACCCCCCTCACGCCAACCTACACAGATACTTGTGGACAGTATCGGTGTAGGTTCTGGTGTGGTTGATAGGTTAAAAGAGATTGGTTTGCCTGTTCGTGGTGTAAATGTGGCAGAAGCCCCTAGTATGGGCGATACTTACCTAAATTTACGCTCTGAGTTGTGGTTTAAGACCAAGGGTTGGCTTGAAGATCGAGCGTGTAAATTGCCGAAAGACGATCAGTTAGTCGCGGAGTTAACCAGTATTAGGTATAGTTTTACGTCTTCTGGCAAGATGAAAGCCGAAAGTAAGGATGAGATGCGTAAGCGTGGTTTGGCGTCACCGGATTTGGCTGATGCGTTATGTTTGACGATGGCGAGTGATGCGGCGACTGCGCTATCCGGCGCATTTAGTAGTTGGAGAAATAACATAAAACGCAATTTGCGTGGGATCGCATAATGTGTTACGTTGCAGAAAAAGGAGATTGCTATGCCTGGTTATGGTAAGAAAAAGGGCGGAAGGAAAAAGTAATGCATGGGAGTAAATTTAAGCCATGTCCTGGTTGCCCAACAAAGGTTGCTTGTAAAAGAGCGGGAAAGTGTCAAGGAGCGAAATATAAGTAATGGCTAAAAAACCTGGGCTATACGCCAATATCGCAGCTAAACGTCGTAGAATTAAGGGTGGTAGTGGTGAAACGATGAGAAAACCTGGTAGTAAAGGTGCGCCAACGGCTAAAAACTTTAGGCAAGCGGCAAAGACAGCAAAAAAGAAGAAAAAGTAATGCCGTTTAAAAAATATAGCCCAAAGCAAAAAAAGCTTGCAGCCGTAGCTCCGCCGCGTAAGAAGATCACAGGTGCAGATTTAAGAAAACTCAGTAGAAAAAAGAAGGGTAAGAAGTAATGGCTGAACCTAAAGAGATTGAAAAGAAGGGTATGGGCAAAGACAAAGGTAGCCGTAAGTATGAAAGAACGTCTGCTGCTGATCGTCAAAAAGCCAATACTGATGGTAAGTTTGGGTATTTCGATGAGGCGAATAGACGATTTGTTCCTGCCTTTATAGATATGATTGACGGTGGAAACCGTGATAATCGAGGCGATGATTTTGCTGGTGGCCCGTTGAGCGGCATTCTAAACGCTCTTGGTGTTCCGCCTTATGGCTCTTTGAGGGATCGTCCTTTTGGCGGGCCAAGCGGCTCTCCTATTCAAAGGGCGGTTGCGGGTAGTGGTGCTGATATGGATAGCTCTATTCGTCCAAGAATGAGGCCACAGTCTGATATGCCGGATATGCGTATGCCTGCTAATTCTGCTTATATGTCTCCTTTAGAGCCATTCGGCGGTCCAGGGCCAGATGTTTCAACTTTAGCTTCCCAGGCTACGATGGAACGTAGTATGGGTCTTGATCCGTTTGGCGGTGCAGGTATGAACATGGATTATTTAGACCCACGTTCACAAACTTATGACTCAGGCTATAGAACCCCACCTGTTTCTACTTATGGTGGTGATATTGATCCTACCCAGGATGGTCGTATCCAAGCACAGAGAAACATAGATAATCGTGAGCGTATGCGGCAAGCTATGAACCAGATAACTCGAGCAGAATATGATGCTATGTCTCGCGGTCAAAGAGCGGATATGGGTTTGCCAGTTAGAGGTATAGACTTAATGTTTGCCGGATCAGATGCATTTAAACAGCCTATGGTCGGCTCTGGTCGTGGCCGAGCAAGCGGTGATTATGGTTTTGACCAATTTATGAATATGGTTAATAATGACGCAAATTACAGTTACTTAATGAATGACCCAGAATTGGCCTTTTCTGTTTATAATAGAATGAAACAGTCTAAAACTCAATATTAGCAATGCCACGAAAGCCTGAAAAAGCCATACGCAAAACGACCAAAGGCAAGGGTCGTAATTACCGCACTGCAAAAGAAGGCGCGGGTATGACTGCAAAGGGTGTGGCGGCGCATAGGCGTGCTAATCCTGGTTCAAAGCTTAAGACGGCTGTAACGAAAAAGAAAAATTTAACTGCAAAAGAGAAGGCTCGTAAGAAGTCTTTTTGCGCTAGGTCAAGAGGCTGGACAGGTGAGCGTGGCAAAGCTGCTCGTAGAAGATGGAATTGTTAGATGGCGTTATCAACTTATGACGAACTAAAAGCTAGTGTTGCGGATTTTTTAAATCGCGGTGACTTAACCTCAGTTATACCTGATTTTATTAAGATGGCCGAAGCGGATATGAACCGCAAGATTAGGCATTGGCGTATGGAAAATAGGGCGTCTGCTACGATTAGCTCTCAGTACAACGCTTTACCGACTGACTTTCTTGAGCCAATTAGGGCGCATATTGAGACAGGTGATTATAGGCCAATAGAACTTGTTTCGCAGTTTGAGATGCAACAGCGCCGCAGAAACAACCTGGATGCATCTGGTAAGCCTAGTTTTTATTCTATTACGCAAGGTGAGATGGAGATATACCCAACGCCAGATGGTAATTATGGTATAGAGTTAAACTATTATGCAAAGATACCGTCTTTGAGTTCATCTATAACTACAAATGCTATCCTTACTAATTTTCCAGATGTTTATTTGTACGGCTCGTTAATTCATGCGGCTCCTTATTTGCAAGAAGATAACAGAACAACGACATGGGCTGCGTTGTATCGAGCCTCAATTGATGGTATAAACTCTGAAAGTGACCAGGCTAAGTTTGGTGGTACTGGTAGGCGCATGAGGGTGAGGGCGTACTAATGGCGACTATTGTAAAACGTGCAGTCAAGGGCGCTCCGCTAACACATGATGAAGTTGACGCCAACTTTGACAATCTCAATACTGAATTAACAACAAAAATTGGCGCTACTGGTGGTACAGTTAATGATGACGCCATTGTAAACTTTGGTAATAGCACTGATTTACAAATTTATCACACAACAACTGGCAACGATGGCTATATTAAGAATAACACTGGCGAATTGTATATTCGTGGTGATAATATTACTCTTGGTGCGGTAGACCCAACAAGCCCAACATTTATTACAATGGATGAGAATGGCGCTGTTGAGTTATTTTTTAATAATAGCAAAAAGTTAGAAACAACGACAGATGGCGTAACTATCAATGGTGGTCTTACTGTTACTGGTGGCTTTACTACAGCTAGTCTAGGCGTAACAGGCGCTTTGACTGTTGATAGTATGACTGTAACAAATGCTCTAACGGCAGGCTCAGTTATAACAGGATTAATTACAGCGAGTGGTGCAGTAACAAGCGCAGGGTTAACGTCAACTGGCGATGTATCGGTAACAGGTAATGTAACGGCAAGCGGAGATATGTCTGTAAGCAATGTTTCAGCAACATCTGTAACCTCAACGGGAAATATTAGTGGCGGTCATATATCGGCTACTACAGTAACAACAACAGGCGATATTACGTCTGGAAGTAATGTTATTGCTACTGGAAGCGTAACTTCTGATAGCATAGCAGCAAATGGTTCCATCTCTGGTGGGGCTATCAGTTCAACAGGTGCGATAACGTCAGGTGGCGGTATTAACTCTGTTGGCGATGTAACTGTAACTGGTGCGTTAAGCGTAACGGATGCAGAAACAACTAGGTCAAACCTCGATGTCGATAGGGCAGGCGAGGCATTGGCATTCAGTATAGCCTTGGGTTGATTAGAAAAGGAGAAAATCATGGCTGACGCAGCGAAAGCTACAATGGAAGTAACAGTCCTTCCTGACGAGATTGCAAAAACATTCTCAGCAACAATGACTGTCACACCTGAAGACGCAAACGACAAATGGTATTACAAGCTATCTTCAGTAAACAACACAAGCTCTGACCTTATCGCAGGGTCTTTTGTGGACTATACCGCAGTAGACAGTTCTACAGCGCCAACAGCCGTTGCAGGCACAGATAAAGTTAAGTTTCTATACATCAAAAATGTCGATGGAAACGGTGGCTCTGTTTATGTTTGCTTTGATGGCGGTACAGCAACGGCAACTTTAGGTGATGCTATTGTAATAGGACCAAACGAAAGTTTTGCGGCACGTTTGCCAAATTGTACGGTGGCAGAAGTTCACGCTATTTCGTCAGCGTCTACAGTTGAGTGTGTTGTTTGCGCTTTGCTTGACGACATCTAAGTAAGAGGTAAGCACATATGGCTAATACGTTTAAAAACTACACGGCAGCTAATGTAGGCAAGTCTGAAGAAACTGTCTACCAAGTGCCGCAAGGTACGACTTCAGTGGTTATTGGATGTAATTTAGCCAATGTGCATACCGCTCAAGTAAAAATATCTGTCAAGGCTGCATATGTTCATTTGGTTAAAGATGTACCTTTACCAAGTGGCGCGGCCTTGTCAGTGCTTGATGGAAAAGTTATTCTCCAAGCAGGCAACACTATCACAATAGAAAGTGATACGGATGAAAGCGTTGATGTAATCGTGAGTGTTCTGGAGCAAACATGAGCAAGCAGAATGAGTTAGTTCAGTTTTCTAGAGGCGCATCGGGTGGTGGGTCAAAGAATTTAATAATTAACGGGGGTATGACTGTTGCACAGAGGGGTACATCGGCGGTTACAGCTACAGCTAATTTTCCTGTTGATAGGTTTAGAGTAGAACATAGCACAGACGGTGCTTTTACTGCACAGCAATCTACAGACGTACCCTCTGGCGAAGGTTTTGTTAACTCTATAAAATATCAAACAACAACAGCCGACTTAAGTTTGGCAGCAAGTCAATACTTTTACACACGCCAAATTATTGAAGGTTTCAATTCTGCTCATTTAATGTTTGGGAGTTCATCTGCAAAAACACTTACACTTTCTTTTTGGGTTAAAAGTAGCTTAACTGGAACTTTTGGCGGTTCTGTGTGGAATAATGCTTTTAATCGTAGCTATCCTTATTCTTATACAATAGATGCTGCAAATACTTGGGAAAAGAAAACTATTACTTTTACTGGTGACACGACAGGAACTTGGCTAACAACAAATGGAAGAGGAATAAATGTAGGTTGGGGTTTAGGTTTAGGGAGTGACTACTCGGGTACGGCAGGGGCTTGGTCGGCTTCAGGTTTGTTAAGTGTAACAGGAGCCACGTCATTAATAAGCACATTAAATGCTACTTGGTATCTTACTGGCGTCCAGTTAGAAGTTAACGATAACGCTACGGACTTCGAGCATAAAACATTTTCTCAAGAACTTCAGGCTTGCCAACGGTACTTTTGCCGAACTTATCAGTATGGAACAGGCACAGGAACAGCAACTTCAAATGCTTGTGTATCTACTTCTCTATCCGTGGCACAAGCTTATGCTAGTGCTGGTAATTGGGATCTTCCAGTTACAATGAGAACCGCTCCTACTGTTACAGTTTATAGTACAGTTAGTGGAACATCAGGAAAACTTGCAGCAGACGGTACTGATGGCAATGGAAATGCTACTTTTATTTCAGAAGACCGTTGTTTCTTTTATAGGGCTAATGATAGCACTGGCACAGCAACTAATGTTTTTCTGAGAGCACAAGCCACAGCATCAGCGGAGTTATAAGTATGAATATTACATCAGCAAAATACTACACTCACCCAAGCGTAGAAGGTAATCAAGGTATAGAAATAGTTTCAGATGGTATTACCATGTGTATCCCGATTAATCCAGATAATACAGATTTTCAAGCCATACAAGAATGGGTAGCTGAAGGCAACACCATAGCGGAGGCTGACTAATGGCAGGGTACATAGGTGCAAACACTAGCTCAGTAACCAACAACCAAAATGCGGCTGAACGTAGAAAGAAATTTACGTTTACAGCTAACACAACTGTGCTATCTGGTTTAAGTTTTCTGCCCGACAAAATACATATTTTTCACAACGGCATCCGTTTGGTAAAAAATACAGATTTTACAGAGGCCGCAGATGGGCAGAGCGTAACTCTTGTAAACGCTGCACAAGCAGGCGATGAGGTGGTAGCGGTTACGTTTGACCAAAACCCTGCCATAAATACTGGAAGCTCGTATGGAGATGCTGATGTTGATGCACATCTATTAACGGCAGGCGTCACGCTCGATGCAACGAATGATCGATTAGGTGTAGGCCAATCAAGCCCACAACAATTAATAGACGCCAGTGCGGCTA